GAGCCGATGCGCGGGTCAGGTTGACCAGCGGCGCAGCGCCGGTCTTGGAATAATGGCCGGAGATCGTGTTGTAGCGGCCGACATACTTGCCGGAGCCGGGGTGTTTGGTAAAGCCGCTCTTGGCCTTATCCGCGATGTAGAAGTACCGTTTCTTGTTGGCGGCATCGTCGATAATACGGAAGTAATACTCGGGGATGAAGACGACGGTATCGTAGCTGCTTCGAGAGAAGCCGCTCTGCCCCTTCTTGTAGCTTACGGCATTGTTGATGATGTTGTACTCGTCCATGCCGCTCCACGGGAGATAGCTGTCGAAGGGGGAGCTGCCAGCGCCGGTGCCAACTGCGGGGGAGGGATTGGTCGTGATGTTGACGTTGACAAGGCCGTTGGGGTCATTGGATTTCGTCAGGCGGGTAAGCACCGTCGACTGCGCATTGTAATTCCAGCAAACGCCGAAGACCTTGACATAGGACAGCTCCAGCGTATAGCCGGTGTAGGAGCTGCAAGCTACGCTGCCGGTGGCCGTCTCGCCGTTCTTGGTGGCGGTGACGCTCCACGTGCCGGTGTTCGGCAGGTAGAACTTTGCCGTTCCGTTGCTGGTGGCCGTGAGCGTGGTGGAGCCGTTGACCGCCTTGACCGTAGAGCCGCTGTCGATGGTGACGGTGAGGGTGCAGAACTTCACCGTTGTGGTGTAACTGCCGCCGGAGGTCGACACCGCCGCAGACGCCGTGGACGAGGATACCCCGCTCTTGGTGGCCGTCACGGAATAGGTGCCGGCATAGTTGACGGTCAGCGCACACTTGCCGTTGCTGCCGCAGGTGCCGGTATACTGCTTCGTGCCAAGCGTGGCGGTCACGACTGCGCCGGATTCCGCCGTTACGGTCAGCGTAGCCGCGAAGTAACTCAGCGTCACCGCGTACTGCTTGACCTGATCCACGACCACAGTCTCGGTGGCGGTGGTCTGCCCGTTCAGCGTGGCATACAGCGACCA